CCTACTCGACCGCCGTCTCTTAATCCCATCATTTTTTTATTTCTAGCTAATACATCTGCATAAGACTCATAACCTGGATTTATTGTTCCGGATTGTGGTGGTCCTGTAAGAACTGTTGGTAATCCTAATACTTGTCCTTGTTGAATACGTTGACCTTGTGGAATTCCAGAACGAATTTGATTTTGTAGTTCTTGTTGAAAATATACTTCATAAGGTGAAGGGGGTCTTGGAGTTTCTGGATTACTATAATCTGTTGCCACATAAGTTTTAGGATCAAAGTATGGACTTCTGCTTAATGTATCATAACTAGTCATTACGTCTTTTGGATCACTAGTTACAAGATAATCAAAGTATGCTGCTGTAGGCATTCCTAAAGTCCTTGCCTCTGCTTTATAGTCATCTGCTTTTCCATAAGTAGATGAAACTAAATTATTCATATAATCGGCATATTGTTGTTCACGTGATGCTTGTTGAGCAGCTTTTTTATCCGCGATTCGTTGTTGATTTAATTTTTGAACCTCATAGGATTGTTGGTCCACCATTATTTGTTGTGCCATATCATCTAATATTTGATTTTTATCTTTCAGATTATAACTATACGCTTGATCCATTGTATTTGAAGTTCTTCCAAAATTAAATGCTTGGCCACCTAGCGTCGCTTTCCCTTTAAAATATTTATCATAAAGTTCTCCCAAACCTCTAGGACTTTTATCAAATCGTGCTGTCTTTAATTGATCTGCTGCTAAATTTCTTGCATAGGCTTTCAAGTCATCAAGTTGTTGATAAGTTCTTCCACCACTTACATTTTTTAATGCCGAAGCATAATCTTGCATAGATGCTCGAGCATCATAGGATGTCTTCGGATTATAAGTATTTGGTGTTTGAGTTGCGGGTGTATATCCTTGTCTTTGAAGGCTTGCTAATGAAGTTGAATTACCTTCACTTATTCCACCTGTTTGATATTCTTCTCTCTTCGGTTGAAATAAAACTTCAATCCCAATCGCTCC